CACCATTCGGCTTGAAGGGTCGTCAAGGATCTTATTCCTTTCCTATGAGATTCAAAGGTTCGGAAGGTAAGCACGACGTGAGGTCTCCTTCGCGTGTCCTTATCATCGCTGAACTTCTTAAGTTCTTCCCGGAGGATTGAATTAAAAGGAATGGCCATGTGAACGATTACCGGTCAGTTCACGGCGGTTGGGTCGCCAACGCCTCGATGTATTACCGTTTTTACAATCGAGATTACGTTGATGGCTCGTATCAGATTTCTTTCGACCCTTTCGATGGTGATAAAATCATCAGACGGCTGGCATTGCCTTATGTGCCTCTTTCTCCTCACAGCGGTTTTGTTGATGATGTGACCGTAACCGTTGACACGGCGTCGGGTGCCATTTCATCTTATATGATGGGACAATCCCCTCGTAGTTACAGTCCTTTAGAAGGGGGCCGCTATTTGAAGGGTTCTTTTCTGAAGACTGCACGTGACGCCATTAAAACGAACTGAAGAGCGATTCACGCTGGGAATTTCGGGAACTGAGCTGGATTTTACAGTACCGGGTTTCGGGAGAAAGGTAAGAATGTGTCTTTTCAAGATGTGCGTTTCGGCTCTGTTCAGCTCGAGGCCAGAGCTGTTTGCGTACCGGAGCTCTTTAATGTATTGTTTGATAGTATCTATTATCAAACTTTCATGCGCTTCTGATCCGAGAAGTTGAAAAGTAAGAGTGAAATATTTCATGGTCACTCACTTTACAACCTCGGTTGGACGCGTCTTATTGAAGATGACTCTAATTTTGAATGATTCATTGAGTGCGATTGGAGCAAGTTTGATACAACTGTGCCTGTTTGTGCGATCGAACTTGCATTTAGTATCATTAGATCTTGTTTTCCAAGCGGTGATGCTATCGACAATGCTTTTTGTTTCATGATGAACTCATTCATCTATAAGGATTTATTTACCCCAGACGGTTTTGTCTACAAGATAAAGGGGGGTATTCCTTCTGGATCAGTTTGAACCAGTCTGATTGGAAGTCTTGTCAACTGAATCGTAATAAATGACCTTTTACGGAGCAGGGAGCTTTTTGATGTTGATAAGCCTTTTGCTTACAAGCTTGATATTGCGGGTGATGACACCCGAATTAGATCGAACCGTCCACTTTCAGAAATGGAGTGGGACCGGTTGATCAAACTAGCCAAAAGAAATTTTGGCATGTCCCTGGACGAAAGACTTATCCAGAGTCATAAAAACGAGAAGGACGTTAACACTTGCGCCGGCTTCTTGAAAACAGTCGTTGTTCCAGGCGTTGGTCCGGTTCGAAAGGACGACGACCTGTTCGATAAAATCGTGACAGGCCCGTATTTAAAGGCGATTGTGCGCGGTGATTTTGAGTACGTAATCTCTAGGCTCACTAATGTGTTCCTACCCAAGGGAGAGCGCCGCTCGAAACTCGCTCAGCTCTTCGCCTTTATTAAGACCTTAGATAGCTGGTCTGACGATGAAATTAACGACCTTTTCATTGACGCTGTGTTTTTAGCTTTTACTAAAGGCTTTGATGACTGACGTTATTTGTTGCTGAAACGTATCAGAGCAAGTAATGGTATGTCATTTTGAGATTCTGTCGATGAATTCGAAGACCTCCTTGAGGACTTCTATTCTAGATTGAATTTCAATTTAAGCCTTGAACCAGAAGCCAGGTATTGAGAGATAGGGAAGCTAAGGTACAAAGTAGGCGATTGGATTTCTAGACCTTTCTACTCTTTCGGTGCTGAGTCGAAGACTTACTTCAATAATTTATTTTTCCGTCCAAAAAGAAGTAGATGTCGGAAGAAAAGGTTAAGAACTCCCCCTTAATTCCATAATTCGTCCTTCTGGGATTTGAAATGCTACGAATAGTGGGCCGCCCTAGTGGCTGCCAGGCCCGCGTGTATTGTGCATAGTACGGTAACTGTACTCATGCAC